GAATGCTTTGCTGGAACTGGGCGTTGATAAACTCTCTTTGCGCCTGAGTAGCCTCCCCAAGCTCAGCCACAAGGCCCTTGGTGTCTTCTGTTAGCTCGGTTATTCCTTCGCCAGTTCCAAACAACGCGTCCCGGAAGTAATACAGTGACCCGGCTGCAATAAGCAATATCCCCAGTGGGCCGCCAAGGAAAGCCATTGAAGCCGTCAGCCCACGCATTGCCAGCGCCGCCGCCCTTGCCGTAACGGTAGTCCTTGCCAGCGCAGCAGCGTGCGCCGTGGTTGTTACTGTTGCCGCACTTTCGGTTACAGCTGCAGCGGCAGTAGCCTCTGCAAGCACCACCTCTGAGGTGGTGAGGGCTCTGGTTGCGTTTGCCAAAACAAGCCTAGCCGAAACTAGACGTGCAATGCTCGCTGATCTTCCCTGCGCTGTTATTTGAGATTTTAATCTGACCGCCTCTAGCTCGACTTCGGCGCGAGTTGAATTTAAAACAGCAGTGGATGCGCTCACTTCGGACCTAGCAACTACTAGGTTGGCCGCTGATTTTTGTGAGGCCGCAAGGGCTGACGTTTTTAATGCAAGCGCTTTTTGCTCTTCTGCTATCGCGCTGCCTAAAACTACTGTGTTGCCCCTCAATACAGATGCGGTATGGGCTAGTTGTGCCTGTGTGGCAATCAACAGGCTAGTAGCAACTTTTCCGCCGTAAACGCCCGCTATTACAATGCCCGCAACAGCAACAGCATCGGAGATCATCTGCGTTTTTTCCGCTGCATCCCCCAGCGTGTCTCCGTAGCCGGACCACAACCGCACGAGGTCGGTAGCCTGCTGTATCGCGCCCCTCAAAACTGTTGACTGCGCATCGCCGATTTTAATAAAGGCCACATCAACGGCTGAGCCAAAGGCGTCCATATCGCCCCTGAGCGTGTCCATCTGTTTCGCTGCGGTGTCAGCCGCTTGGCCTGTTGACTGTAGCTGTCCTTCCATCTCCCTGAGCGCGGCTGACCCTTGGGTAATAAGTGCTGCAAGCGCAGGCCCCGCCTCTGCGCCAAAGTCTGAAACAGCTTTGTTGGCAGTTATTCCTTTATTTTCCAATTCCTCTAAAATGTCAACCATCGGTTTGAATTGGCCGTTCGCATTCTTTATAGATATGCCCAGCTCAGCGGCCTTGTCGGGGAGCTCGTTAAGTATTGCGCGAAAGCCTGTACCTGCACGCTCGCCGTTACCAAATGACGTTGTTAGGATGCCCAAGGTTGCCGTGGTAGCTTCAAGCGATTGGCCCAGCGCGGCGGCTGTTGGGCCTGCGTTACGCATAGCAACCTGTAGCCGGTTCACGTTCAAAGAGCTGGCCGCAATGGCCGCCACGAAAACGTCAGCAACTCGCCCGGAGTCTTCAGCTTCCAGATTAAATTGGTTGATTGTGGCGGTTGTCAGCTCCGTTGCGCGGCCAAGATCCGCTTGGCCTGCTTCTGCCAAGTTCAAGACGTTGGGCAATGACGCCATCTGCTCTTCAACAGCTTGCCCGGATGAAGCTAGAGCGTAAAGCGCTTTGGTGGTTTGGGCAGGGTTAAATCGAGTGGAGGCCGCTGCCCTTAGAGCTTCGTCAGATAGGGCTTCAAGCTGCATTGTGGTTGCAGATGATACGGCACCGACGTTTTGCATGCCTTGTTCAAAACTAGCAAACTCGGAAATGATGCGGCCAAAGGTCAGGCCGCCAAGCGCTGCCGAAGCAACACCCACAACAGAAATCAAAGCGGGAAAGGTGCGCGAGCTTAGCCGCGTTGCAGTGCGGTCAACACGATCGCCAGAATTGCCAAAGCGGTCAAGGTCACCGGCACCACGGCGAAGGCCGGAGCTATCGACGCGGAAACCCAGGCTCGCGAGGTCAGTCATTATACGCTCCCATTAAATCGTTGCTTGCGCCGTCAATTCGGCTGATCTGTCTCGGCTGTCCATCAAATGCGATTGCATGGCCGCCAGCGTTTCCTCGTTGCGCTCTATATAGGGCACGTCGTCTGCAATGTCGTCTTGCTCGCTGCCTTTGTTGCGCCAATTGACATACGCCCTCGACATTTCCATAAGCATTTGAGCGTCCCAGCTAGAGAGCCATGATCCTGTTAGTCGGATGTAGCTCTCTATCTCTTGCCAGCTTGTCGGGCTTATGGACATACCTCCCTGACCAACTAGCCCTAACTCCTGCACTGCGCTTGCTAGGTACTCCAGCCCCCTGATTTCAGGGGTGCAAGTGTATGGGTGCCCTTCGCCGTACTGCTCAAACCGGTTGCGCTTGTCTTCTTTGCGCGCCCGCTGTGGTACTGAGTGCATCCATCCAATCTGCGAGGCCCAGAGCTTTAGTCGCTCTCGCCCGGTTGAGTAAAATTTTCCTGATTCATCACCCAGCGTAGGGCTTGCATACGAATATCTTTGTACTTGATGAACATATCAACCAGCGCGGCTTCGTCAGCGTCTTGATAGCCGGGGATGTTCTCGGTTTCCAGCGTCATGCGAGCAAACAGGTTGGCATCTTCACGCGCAATCTCTTTTGCTGTGCGTGTGTCTTTCTTGCCGCTGCCCTTCATTGCCTTGCGTTGAAACGCTGTCCATGTGCCGGAGTCTGGGCCTTTGAGTTTTAGGCGCAACGGCTTAGCCGTGCCTTTGTCTGCATAAGCTAAATCGCCATCGGTGCCGGGCTTGGTAAGGTGTAGCCATGAGCCAGATTCTGACGCTGACTCAGTGTCGAACATTTCTAGGATATTGCTGGTGTTATCTTTTTTCAAGTTTCATATCTCATGCCTTGCGATAAACATCCGGTAAGAGTGGCGGGCAGGCGGTGGATGAAGCCGCTCTTCGGTTGCCCTAGCCCGCCAAAACTGTTTACTCCTTACACAGCTGCAACGCGTGTAATTGGCGTGTTGATTTCCACTTGCACAGTCGAGCCGACCATGCTGTTGGCACTGCCTGGGGCTTTGGTGTAGCTGAAGATTCGAGCGCTGTAATAGTCAACCGAGCCGTCTTGATACTCGATTTTGATAGCGTGCTGTTTATTCTTTGCAGCGCCTTCGACGCCTGCCGCGAGGATGATCTGACCAGCATCAGCGGAATCAAACTCCAAGCCCATGCTTTGCGAGCCGTAGTTGATAAAGCCTTTGAACTTTTCGGTGATACCAGTTGCCAAGGGGTTAGACTCTACCACTTGGACGTTAGGGCCATATTCGGGCAGGTCGATTACTTCGCCAACTTCGACAAACGTCGTCATGGCTTCATAGCCAGCTTCGGTAAAGTTTGCGGGATCTTCTGCTGCTACGGATAGTTTTGTGCCTGTGCTCGTGAGCTTAGCCATACATTACCCCTTATGCCGCAACGCGGGTTATGGGTGTATTGATTTCAACTTGGACGGTAGAGCCGACCATGGAGTTTGCGGAACCTGGGGCCTTGGTGTAACTAAAGATCCGGGCGCTGTAATAGTCGATTGAGCCGTCTTGATACTCAATTTTGACAGCGTGCTGCTGGTTCTTGGTTGCGCCTTCAACGCCGTCAGCAAGAATCTGTTGCCCCGCGTCTTCAGAGTCAAATTCCAGACCCATAGACTGAGAGCCAAAGTTAATGAAACCTTTGAACTTTTCGGTAATGCCGGTGGCAAGGGGATTTGATTCAACTACTTGGACGTTCGGGCCGTATTCTGGGAGGTCAATTACTTCGCCGACTTCGACGAAGGCCAGGAGTGCATAATCTGCGGCGGTAAAAGTGGCGGGGTCTCCCGCTACTACGGAAAGGATTGTACCGGTACTGGTAAGCTTCGCCATGGGTGTGCTCCAAATTTGGATAATATCGTCGTCACGACGAGGGCAGTCCTAGAAACTGCTTGTGGGAGTATACCATATTCGAGGGTAGGGGAAATAGCGGGGAATTGTGAGTGAGGAAAGCCCCGGTGTGGGGCTAGATAAAACAGGGCGTCTTGACATCCTCCCGGCCCTAAGGGGCCGGGATTCCTACAGCTAGACGGCCATGCCCGACCGCAAGAATGTTCTTGGCCGCGTTAACATCGCGGTCGTGAGTGACACCACACTCACTGCAAGTCCATTCTCTTATTCCAAGTCCTGCGATACCTTTCGGCCTCGAATCGGGCAAGCAGCCACAACTCGAGCAGGTTTGGGTGGTGTATGCCTCGTTAACAACCTTAAAAACGATGCCTGCGTGATCGCACTTGTATTTCAGCATTGTTTTTAATTGACCCCAGCCAGCGTCAAGCACTGACTTCGCCATCTTGGTTTTAACGAGCTTTAAACTGCTAACATCTCCAACATAGATTTCACCGAAATGATTGACTAACGTACGGCTAAACTTATGCAGAGCATCCTTCCTACGGTTGGCAATCTTGGCGTGAATCACTTTAACACGATGCTTGTTTCTGGCTCTTTGCGACGTGGCAAGCTTGGTCTCCAGGTCTCGATAAAACCGGCCTGCTTCCAGCTTGGTGCCGTCCGAGCAGACGGCTGTATCCTTTAGGCCCAGATCAATGCCCAGCTTGCCCTGTCCAGCCGGGCGATCCGCCTCAACCTGAACGGCCACGTTGAAATACCAGCGCCCACGAGAATCTTCGTTAAACGTCGCGGATTTAAAGGCGTAATTCGACAAGCCGTAGCTGTCCCAAACCTTGAAATACCGCCCATTAAAAAATACCTGACCACTTCTCCACTTGGCAGCGCCGGTGTTTATCGGGACCCATCCCAGTGAACGGCGCACACCGCCGGACTTGCGCCAGTTTAGCCGCGACTTTTTGAATTGTTTGCGGCGCGTCACATACTCAGCAGCAACGCACTGCAAGGTATGACTGTGCAAGCCGAGTTCTTTTCCAGCTCCCTTGGTGTACGGATGCAAGTCATAGGCGGAAAGAAACAGACCCCGTTCTTTAATGGCTCTGGAAGACAGATTGTTCACATAGTTCCAGACAATGTTTACGCCGCGAGCCATACTATTTAACTCATCAACGTGCTTGTCTTTTACTCGAACTTTTAATGTCTTGGTCTGTTTCATACTTTATTCTCTACGTGTTACTATGTTGCTTACATTAACATAAAGACAACACAGGTGCAACATGTCTAAAACAATCCTGCATATGAAAATTGAAGAAGAACTTAAAGAGCAGCTGCGGCAAATTGCGGATCTAGAGAACCGTTCGCTATCGAATCTAGTTGAGAAAGTTCTCATAGATTTTATCGAGCAAAAAAAGAGCGCTGATGCGCCCCATATATCCATCCCCGCACTCGAAGTACGAGGTGTTTTCGAGGGTATCTGATAAACTTTACTTTAGATATAAAAAAGCCCTGCTTATGCAGGGCAGGTAGTACCGGGCGTCATCACGACGAGCCAATCAACAGTTTAACCCGAATACGTGATGGTGACAATAACCGATAGCCGGTCATCATCTGGCTGTATCTCAAAGCTCCACGGATTGCGCTGCACACGAACCAATCCTGTGATCGTGGCGTTCTTTAGGAATGCCGCCTTGACTTCATCCGCTGCCCGATTAACCGCAAGAATCCCGCGCCCCGGCCTGTCGAATACGCTCACCTGGAACAGCCCCTGGGGCACCGTGACGTCTGTTGCAGCTAGGCCGTTAT